GTGCAACTAATAATTTAAACACGTCAAATCCACCACCACCATCATGTTTACCACCTAATGTTACATCGTTCTCACCATTAACAGGTGTTACGGGAACCATATTAAATTTAACAGGAACTGACTTGGGTAGTATTACATCTGTCACAATAAACAATGTTAGCGTGACTACTGGTATTACAATAAATAATTCTGCAAGTGTTGTGGTAGTTGTACCGTTTAGTAATACGACCGTACCTCAAAACAACACCATTAGTGTTTATGGTATTCATGGTAGTGGCACCACCACAAATACATTTACATACAATCCTCAACAACCTACTCCTGCTCCACCAACAGTTGTACCTGCAGTACCACCAAATAGTAATACCAACCCACAACAAACAGGACCTGTGGTTATGGTATCGGAATTTGATGCTAATGATTATGAACTAACAGTGAAAATCAATCCTGAATTAATACCTGGCGGATTTTTAGGAAATGCTGAATGGTTATACTTAAGTGCTCCTCTGCCATCATTGACGTATCAATTTGTAAGAATGAGTGCAACATCTAACAATCAAGTTGTTCAAGTTGTTTTAGGTGAAGGAACAATACCTTCTAGTTACATGGATGATTTCTTTAATAATCCAACAACATATGTGATAAATGCTGAAGATGTGTTATTTTATTTTGAAAATGAAGGTATTGATATTCCACAAGGTACTAGTAGAGTACTTTGTAAGTTAAAAATAAGTGCTAGAAAAATACAACAACCAAATGAAAATAGTAGTGCAACACAATTCTTCCCATTTGCATTCCCTCAATAATTTAACAAATAACGATATATTTATATAGAAACATAATTATGGATATTAAAACAGCATTAGACAACTACCTTGGTAAATCTACAAGATTTTCTCAAGAAGATAACGGTGACGGTACTAAACAAGTTTGTGATTTAGATACGGGAGATTGTTATACTGTTAGAGAAAGAGACGGTCTTATTGAAAGAGCTGGTCACCAAACAACTGCCAATAGAAAAGTAAGAGTTGAAACATCTAAAGGTATAAAGCAATTGTTAAACGGTTAATACAATGGGTATAGACAAAAAAATATTAAGTGAAATTGAAAGATACAGAAGTATCAACAAGTATATTTTGGAACAGGCAACAGAGTCAGCTCCTGATGATTTAGCTGCACTTGCACCTGATGCAGGAGCGGCACCTCCTCCACCACCTGCAGACGCAGCGGCGGTTCCACCACCAGCACCTGATGCTGCGGGAGCACCACCAGCGGGAGAGGCACCTGCAACACCTATCGATGTTGAAAATGACCCTGATGTTGAGAAAATCGATGATGAAGGTGAATCAATGGAAAAAGGTACCGAAGAAGGTGGTGATAGTGAAGAACTTGACATTACTGAATTGGTTACCACTCAAAAAGACATTCAATCAAAACAAGACGATTACTTTGAAAACTTATTTGGACAATTAGGTAAATTGGAATCAAGATTAGGTGAGATGGATGCGATTATGAATAAGTTAAATGCTCTTGAAAACAAAATCGAGAAGTATCGTGAAAAAACTCCACAAGAAAAATTGGAGTTAAGAACTTATGACTCATATCCTTACAGTCAAAAATTATCACAATTTTTTGATGATAAGTCGGAAGAGATGGAAAAGACGGGAAAAAATGATTATGTTTTAACACCTGATGACGTGACCGACATCAATGTTAACGATATTAAGAATTCTTTCCAAGGTAACGGATTTGAAGACGAATTCAAATACAAATAACAAACACAACAAATAATGTAAGGTCACCCAAAAGGTGACCTTTTTTTATTTGACAAAGTGGTAAAACTAGACTATAATTGTAAAACAAATTAAACTTAAATATATAAAAACATGATGAGTTCATTAGACGCCGTATTGGCACAGTACGAAAAAGCACAACAAGGGGGCGGGGCCCAAAGTAAAATGTCACAAGACGAAAGAATGAAAAAGTATTTCGCTTGTATCCTTTCTGACAAGGAGAAATCAGGACAACGTAGAGTACGTATCCTCCCAACAGCAGATGGTTCTTCACCATTCAAAGAAGCATGGTATCACGAAATTCAAGTTGGTGGTCAGTGGAACAAATTTTATGACCCAGGAAAAAATGACAACGAGCGTTCACCTTTGAATGAGGTTTACGAAGAGTTGATGTCTACGGGTAAAGAGTCAGACAAAGAATTGGCAAAACAATACAAATCTCGTAAATTCTACATCGTTAAGGTTATCGACCGTGACCACGAAGAAGATGGTGTTAAATTTTGGAGATTTAAACACAACTATAAGAATGATGGTATCTTGGATAAAATCATTCCAATTTGGAGAAACAAAGGAGATATCACCGACCCTGAAAAAGGACGTGACCTTGTTATCGAATTGACAAAATCTAAAACACCTGCAGGTAAAGAGTACACAAGTATCTCTACAATCATGTACGATGACCCAGCTCCTGTTCATGAAGACAAAGCTCAAGGAGATGCTTGGATTAATGACGAGATGACTTGGATGGACGTATATTCTAAAAAACCTGTTGATTATCTTGAGGCGATTGCTCGTGGAGAAACTCCAAAATGGGATAGTGAAAAAGGTGGTTATGTATATTCAAACGATACTGAATCTACAACATCTATCGGTGGTGGTAAGTCTACACCAATCGTTGACCCACAGGCTAACGACGAAGCTGACTCTGAATTACCATTCTAATTTAACTGAGCTTGGACATTTACTTAGACGTAGTGTCCAAGCTCTTTTCTTTTATAAAAAATAACACATGGAAAATAGAATAGGAAAAAAAATGTTTGAATCTCTTGTATTGAAATACGAGAGTGAAGTTGCTGAAGCTGAGGCAACATTAATGGTTTATATGGAGAATGCGGTAGGAATTGGGGAACACCCTCAACACTTGGAAGAAATGGATAATTTTGTCGAAAAACTTGCAAACGCTTCAGATAAACTTGTAACCCTAAAACAATTTTATTCAACGAATTATGGCGATTAAAAAGAACGATTTTAGTGCGGTAAAGAAAAAATTCTCTACTTCGGCTAAATACAAACCACAGAGATTTTTTGATTTAGGTCCTGACTTCTTGGATGCGGTTGGACTACCTGGTCCTGCGATTGGGCACTTAAATATGTTCTTGGGTCACTCTGATACAGGTAAAACAACTGCTTTAGTTAAATCTGCAGTTGATGCCCAAAAGAAAGGTATTCTACCTGTATTCATTATTACAGAGCAGAAATGGTCTTTTGAACACGCAAAACTTATGGGTTTTGAATGTGAGGAAGTTGTCGATGAAGAAACAGGTGAGATTGATTGGGATGGTTTTTACATCTTCAACAATGACTTTGATTACATTGAACAAATTACTGACTACATTAATAGTTTGTTAGACGCACAAGAAAAAGGTGAATTGGATTACAGTTTATTATTCTTGTGGGATTCAGTTGGTTCAGTTCCTTGTAAGATGACATTTGATGGTAAAGGTGGTAAACAACACAACGCATCTGTATTAGCGGATAAAATCGGTATGGGTATCAATCAACGTATTTCAGGTTCACGTAAATCTGATTCAAAATACGAAAACACATTGGTTATCGTTAACCAACCTTGGGTTGAATTACCTGACAATCCATTTGGTCAACCAAAAATTAAAGCTAAAGGTGGTGAAGCTATTTGGTTAAACTCATCATTAGTATTCTTATTTGGTAATCAAAAAGGTGCAGGAACAAATAAGATTACTGCAACCAAAGATAAGAGAAGTGTTAAGTTTGCAATTAGAACTAAAGTTTCCGTAATGAAAAACCACATCAATGGTTTAGGTTATGAAGACGGTAAGATTATTGTGACACCACACGGATTCTTGGCAGGTAAAGAAGCGTCAGAAGAAAAAGCGTCCATTGAGTCATACAAAAAAGAACACGCTGACTATTGGAAAGAAATTATTGGAACTGACGGTGATTTCACATTGAAAGAAGAAAAAGAGGATTAATATATTGTTTCACCATTTAAATCACAAATGTGATTAAGACACTATTAGTAGACGGTAATAACTTATTTAAAATAGGATTCCACGGAGCCAAAGATGTTTTTAACAACGGAGACCACGTGGGTGGAGTATTTCACTTTGTGAATATACTCCGTAAATTCCTTGAAGAACACAACCATGATAAGGTTGTTGTATTTTGGGATGGTGAATCAAATTCATCTATAAGAAAATCAATTTATCCCCAATACAAAGAGAACAGACGAGAGAGTATGAATGAATACAAGTACGAATCGTATTTGTATCAAAGAGCTCGTGTCAAACAATATCTCGAAGAAATTTTCGTAAGACAAATTGAGGTTGAAGATA